ATGCTCACCATGGCGACGGTACTGAAATGCTATTGAAGAAGAATAAGAATGTTATGACTTATTCAGTTCATGAGTATGGAATTTTTCCAGGCACAGGTTTGATGAGCGATTGGAAACACCGTGCCTATAATTTCCCGCTTGCATCCAAGTCGGGCGATGACGCCTTGCTATCTGCTACCGAGGGATTCCTTCAGGCTTGCGATGAATTCCAGCCTACGATGATTTTTGTTGCCTGTGGCGCCGATGCTTTGAAGAATGACCCGCTCTCATCCCTTGAGTTCACCAAAGAGGGTTACTTCCAATCCATGCGAATGATTAGGGAGCAATACTTTGACCATCCAATTTTGCTAGGTGGAGCAGGTGGCTACCAGCCTGACACGGAAACCCCTGATTTATGGGCGACAGTTGCGCTCGGACTTATGGCGGTTCAAACCGAGGTTGTAAAACCTTAGGCATTACGATTAGGTCATGACAACAATCATTGCTATCCAATACGATGACAAAGCCGTCATAGGCTCGGACTCACAAACTACTGGAGCAACAGGACGCAAAGCCGTTCATTCACAGATGGTAAAAATAAGTCAGCGTGGTGAATTTATTATTGCTGGTGCTGGTGAATGTGCGCCTTGCGATATTGCTCAACACATTTGGAATCCGCCAACTCCAACTGGTAAAGACTGGAACAATCTTTATCATTTCATAATTGCAAAAGTTGTACCATCACTTAAGGCTTGCTTCAAAGAGAACGAATACAAATGGGATGTTGATGATGATGAAAGTAAGTTTGGATTTTTAATTCTTGTTGGTGGCGAAATCTTTGAGGTAGGTGATGACTTTTCTATTTCCCTTGATGGCAAAGGATTCTACGGAGTCGGCTCAGGTTCGGACTTAGCAATTGGCGCACTCAGCGCTGGAGCCACAATCAAGGAAGCGCTCAAGATAGCCTCAGAGAATGACGCCTTTACCTCGCCACCTTTCGTAGTACACACGCAACAAAAGCGCTTGAAGGTTGCACCTAAGCCCAAGAAGTAGTATACTAACCCCAGTTGTATAAGAAGGCAGAGATTCTGCTGGACGGATGCGACTAGAGGGAGGTAACTTGAGTATAAAATACTTTAGCCGTAATGAAGATGGCGTGATGGTTCAGAAATGGACTGATGACGCTGTTAAGTATGAAGTGACAAGGGATAGAAAAGATGGCTCTATTAGTAGAAGCATTAGAGCAAAAGAGATGTGGCTTTCTTTTTATCGCCATAGCGAGTCTACTCCTTTTCATGTTACTTGGATGAGTTGTACTTCCAGCGGGAAACCATTGGAAAATCCTACTCAATGGAATACTCACGAACTGGGTGCGTATTTCAATATCGACATGGGTAAATTTGCAACATTAAAAGAGGCAGAAAATTTTGCTCTTGGTTTTGCTTACGATTATCGAGAGTACGGAAATTTCTTTCTCTATGACCCTGCAAACCCTATGTTTGAAAGATTGAAGAAGGAACAAAAATATAGTGACAGAATAAATATTTCCGAGATACCTGTTCTATGGAAATATAACCGTGAAACTAAAATGTACAACGGTATAAAAATTCAAGTACCTTACAACGATGTTAGTAAAGAGGTGCTTGAAAAAAGAAAAGAGGAGACAAAGCGTCGCCTTGAACTAAGAGAGATAATCAAAAACGGAGGGGAGGACACACGAATTATGGTTAAAATTCTATTGAATGTAGACCTTGGTGACTTGGGACAAGCAATCTCAGATAAGTTACTTGAGGAAGTTTCTACCGTTGATGGTGTTGGTGCTGATGGTGACTCTGTTTACAATGTTGATGATGTCGTAGTTGATGTCAAAAATACTGGTGAAGTAGAGGCTACCTTTTATCTCGAGCGTGAATCAGGAAAATTCACAAGCGCAGATGAACTACGGAGTGAGATTGTAAATTCAATCAGTAGTATCAATATAGATTTACCAATCGAAGTAACGGAATAGGGGACAAGATGAACGAGCAAGAAGTAAACCAAAGGTTTGACAACTTGGTACAACCACAGGTTGTCAAACAAAAAAAGGAACCAGCAAAGTTTCCTGAACTGCGATACCTATGGGGTATTACTTTAATCGGAAGTTTTGCTTTGGTTATCCTTAGCGCTGTAATCAGTACCATCCTTGAAGCCTTGTAATCCGCAGATGCAGATTACTCGGGACTCAAAGTATGTTGGATTAGGAACGGGAACTACTCGGTAGCAATCAGCCGAGTGGTTCTTGTTTTTCGATGTATCGCTCAGGGTCATAGATAGTTAGTGCCTTTGATACTAGGTGAGGTTGTAATAGTTTGGCATGATGCCCACAGAAATAAAGTTCACCACTTAAGAATGAAGCGCTGACTTTAGCCTTTGCTCCACACCTATCGCATTTCTCAAATACCTCAAGGGGTGCGAGAACTGTGCCTGTCATTTTTTTCTCTTTGACTCAGGCTGATATTTTTCAATGCGTTGTTTGATTGTTCCGTTTTTATCCATTCGCACTATCCAGCCATCCTTAATCTGCATTGGGTTAAATGGGTGTTTTGTTTTGGCGCTCGCTTTACTCATCGTCTTTTCCTCAGCAACTCCTCGAAATCTTTCTTCTTAGTTCCGCCATCATAAGACCAAGCATATCCTTTGTTTACTAAATCCATATTAAGGGAACCTGTTTCTTTATTTACAAATAGCCATCCAAGAATTCTGCCGTACTTCTCTGAACTATCAACCTTCTCGGTGCGGATAACAATATCTGTTGCTCCTTCTAAAGCCTTCTTCAAATACTCTTTGACTTCTACCCCTAGAATTTTTTCTCTAGCATCTGTTGTCCGAGATTCAGGAGTGTCAATACCAGCAAGGCGAACTCGAGAGGTGTAGGAAATATCAAAACCTAAATCAATGACCACATCAATCGTGTCACCATCTACAACTTTTACAACTTGTTTGACTCGGTACTCATACATTAAATTGAAACCCAACCAAGATATTTTGATTTACCAGCGGCAACCCATTCTTGATGCAATCTTGCTTGTTCTGCCCAATCAATATCGGTGTTGTATTCTTTTTCTTCCGACATTATTTTAAGCGTCCTGCATTTGTATCTGTGACTGGACCTCCGACAATCCAAGCACGACAGGTGCGAGCGCTCGCACATTTGAAATCAAAAGCCTCGCAATAACCCAACTCCCCTGCCTCGGTGACATCCCAAGCAGTTTGGCGGGTATCGCCTTGGGCTAAACCGCCCTCGATACATTGGAGCATCTCGGAGGTTTGAATAAAGGCGGCGCAATTCCCACATCTTTGTTTTCTTGCTTCCTCGGCGCTGACGCCCCATTCAGAGCCTATCTTCTCCCAGTAGGCATCATTAGGCTCGGAGGGGTTCAAAGGTCCGTACATAGCCGTTTCTATGGCTTTGGCACGGTTCTCAAGGTTGGCTCTTACATCCTGCGTCGCTGTTGGGCATGAAGCCTTTAATAGTGCGGAGACTGCTGGTGTAAGAGACATGGGAAAATTGTACCCTGTGGCGGGATGATTATTAACCCCAGTTGTGTTATACTGGTGGAGTCCTGAGAGGAGGACAAAATGATAGAAGTAAGAAGCGAGAAGAAAGTCGTTACTTATCAAGAAATTCATATCCATGAGGATTACGACCTTGAGGCAAACCAAAAGGTTGTAGACCTTTACGGCACAAAATGGTACGCCCAACATGCTTACATTTCAGAGAATTGGGATGTAGCCGATGGCGCACCAAGAGATTGCTTCGTCTTTGTCAATGTTAGTTTGGTTTCTGTTTTGAAAAATGGAAAAGTTGGTAATGCCTACAAAGACTTTTCTGTTGGTAGAACTAGCACTTCAAAGGAACTGTTCCAACACTTATTTGACGCTTACGAGCAAGAATTAGCCAAGGTATCGAAGGAGGCAACAAAGTGACTACAACAATCGAGAAGGTAAAAGTTACGCCTAAAGTTGGCGACATCCTTTACTCATCATGGGGCTACGACCAAACCAACATTGAGTTCTTCAAGGTGGTGAAGGTCAGCGAGTTCTCTGTATGGATTCAGGAACTTGGCACCAAAATATCAGAGGTGACTGGTTGGGCGCATGAGAAGGTTGTGCCTAATGATTCTCCTGAATATCAGGTGAGGAACTGGGACAATGTTGAAGATAACTTCGGCAATGTCAATTACTACATCACCAAGACTCATCCAATAAACCGTCACAAAATCAAGCATTTCGATTGGAAGGATGAGGAAAGTTATTATGTAACTTTGAACTCTTTCTCCCACGCTTCTTTATGGGATGGCAAACCAAAGAATCAGAGTCACACACATTGATTATCAACCCCAGTTGTGATAAACTGGGGTTCTTCTTAGAGAGGAGATTCAAATGAAGTTAGTACCAACAACCGACAAGGTAACAATTCAATGGTTCGGAGTAATGCACGACGGCTCAAGAATTCGTAATAACAAAGGTTTTATTCACAACGCTTGGGATGTCAAATGTTCATGCGGTTGGGAATCAAGAACTGGTGGAGCAATTAAGGCTTGCGTACAAAGAGAAGTAGAGGCGCACAAATGGGATGCACACGATTATTCTTGGAAAGTAAGTGAATCAAAATGGGAATTAAACTCAATCCAACAATCCGTAGAGGGGAATGACTAAATGGGGTGGGATGTAACTCAGGTCGGTCCTAATTTCACGACTTACGCATTTATCAATTACTACATCCGTCGCACTTATGACGGAATCTATGAGAGCGTCAAGATTTTCGAAGGCAAGAACGAGAATGGTCAAAAGCCTTTCTATGTAGCCCTAAAGAAACTTGAGGACAACTCAGTCTTTGCTTGCGTGATTTTAACTCGACGCAAGAATGGTCAGGTATTCACCAAGGTGATTGGGGAATCTGCTGGTCCTTGTTACTACGAGGCTCCAGCATCTTTTATCGGTTTGCTGTCACCAACTGATAATGAGATAGCAACTCAATGGAGAGCCGATGTCCTTGCAACAGAGACCCTTAAAACCCTTAAAACTGCTAACAAGGTGTTAGTTGAAATGTTTGGAGAGGGGAATAACTAAATGGGGTACACACATTACTTTAATTTTATCGAGGTACCATCTCGAGAAAAGTTCATAGAGTTCGCTGAAGGCGTCAAGCAATTAGTGGCTACTGCTCAAGAAGCGGGAATCGAGATTGCCGATGAAGAGTATGGCGATGACAAAATTGTTTTCAATGGAGTCGGAGCCAATGCTCATGAAACTTTCTTTGTCAGCGCTGATGGGGTTGATTTCAACTTCTGCAAGACTGCACAAAAACCTTATGATACTGCGGTGACTGCTTCGCTTATCCATGCAAAGAAAATCTTTGGGGACAATTTCAAAGTCTCGAGCGATGGTGATTGGTCAGATTGGGAAAGCGGACAACTGCTCTATGAATCTGTTTACAATATCCAGCCTGAGAATGTTTTGGTAAGTCGGTGATTGAGTGGTTAGCACTCGCCCTAAGCATTATTGCTTTAGGTGTTTCGATTAAGGCTTACCTAAACTCGGGCTGGATTGATATTGATTGGCACTATGAGGAGGATGATGGCAAAGAATAACTTGCCTATTGCTCGGTGTCCTTTATGTGATAAACATTTACCAAGAAGAAGTACCTATGCTTGGGAACCTGAACTCAATGGCTGGTTATGTAAAAAATGCTGGTATAAAAAGTACGACTCAAATCAAGGACTCGGAGAAAGTACAACCTTCAGTAAATCTTGAACTGTGATGGTCAAACCCTTTGTTGAATACTCGGGTCGATTCATTTCTCTTCTGATTCCATAGATTGCTATGGCTTTACGAATGTTATTGGTAGGAACTGTCAGCACAGAATCTTCAAGAATAAAAGACCAATGGGTTGCTCTTGTAATACTAATACCTGATGCGTACCAACAAGCAAGGACATCTGACCAGCACTCGGTCTCAATATAAAGATTACCTGTTTCTTTCCAACGCCTATCTCGCTTTACCTCAACTGTTTCTATGGGTGAGGTCAGAAGGTTATTCACAAATACTTCTCCCTCTTGACCAAAGCGTAAATCTAAATCCCAATCAGAGCGACTCATATTGTGTTCCAAGGATTAGATTGACCAAAAGAAATTGGGGCGAAGGTTGGCATCACAGATTTATTTTCATAGAGGGCTAAGAGTATTGCTTCAGCACGGTCAGGGGATGCAACGCCTCGCTTCTTCATATCTATCTTTGATTCAATAACAACTCGACCTGAAGCATCCGATGTATATGTTGGACCTGCCATTTGAGATAGCACAAACCTATCTACATTTAATCGCACATCTTGTTTACCATCTTTAGGTTGCAACATTTGTCTAGCGTTCCACCACATCTCAGCCCTTTGATTCTTGAACTTAGATTGGTCTTTAGGTTTCTCGGCAACATTGACTGCGATGATGTCAGCGGGTAGCGAGCGCTCTTTGCACCATCTATCCAACATAGATACAACTCCCCAGCCTAATCCGATGGTATCGACCTTGACTCTAATCCTGTCTTTGACTTCTCTCTCTTGATGAATCTTGATGCAATTTTCAATCTCTCGCATGACAACTCCAGCCACATCAACTGCGTTAGCGTTTTGTTTACCTGATGAGCGATGCACAATGCTGATTGCATAACCGTCTAGCCTTGCAATAACAAACTCATCACCACCATCGGATGCAATATCAACTCCCAGTTTAATTATCTTTGATTCAAGCGGTGTCTCATTCTCTGTTGCTAACTCAGCCCATGCAAACGGAATGACTTTACCTGTACTTGATTTAGGAAACTGCGCCATGACACGGGCTTCAACGAATGGAGAATCCTCACCGAACTCGGAGATGACATCTGCTACCCATGTCTCATCAACTAGATGCGTCTTAACTTCATGAGGTTCTAGGTAATCAGGACAAGCCTTGCACCGACCTGTTGCCTCACCCGTAAAGTTTGGTGTGTCATAAGCACCGATAGAAATTACATTGTAAAGCGGACTCGAGCAGATTCGCTCAAACCAAGTTTGCTCAGCATCGGTTGGCGGGTTACCTAAGACTAAAAGTTTGGTGTTGCCACCCGTCATCAAAGATTCAAGGGCGCCTCCGATTGTGTCAGATAAACCTCCAGCCTCATCGACTACGACAAGAAGATTAGGTGCGTGGATACCTTGCACCGCTGTCTCATCATGAGCGCTTGGACTAAATCCATATCCAACTACCACGCCATTTATTTTCCATTGCACGGTATCGGCTTCTCCAGGAAGTTTATGTCTAGCGTGAACTCTGCGTATCTGTGTCCACATAATGTTTCTAACCTGTCGGTGTGTAGTGGCTGTGGTAATGGCAACCGCTGTTCCAGGCGCATGACATGACAACCACCAAGCAACTGCTCGAGCGGCAAGATGAGATTTACCAGGAGCGTGACAAGCAGGAACTACGGTTCTTTTATTTACCATCAAAGAATTAAGAATCTCTTTTTGCTTACTCCATAGGGTTTCATTCAGCCCTTGTTCAACAAATCCAACGGGGTCATTTTGCCATCTAGCCCAAGGGTTTTCTAACTCTGCATCCAAGATGACCAGTAAGGCATGACGCTCTTCAGATGTCAGCATGGCAAGCAACTCGGCTTGTTTGTTGCTATCGCTTTCGAGGAACTTATCGAGAAGTCTCTCGGTCATAACTTAAGCGCTCTTGGTTTTACGGGACTCTAAAACCTTGGCTATCTTTTCTTGAAGTTCTCCCATGGTAACTGTAACTCTGACCTCAGACACAGAATGACTCAAAACTTCTTGGCGCTCTACTCTGCCAAAGTCCTCAGGTACTTGGCGTTCAAGCCACCAAGCGGATGCTTTCCAATCTCCTTGACTAGCGGCGCTGGATATAACTGCAACCTTTTTAGCGATTGCTTCCGCTCTCGCCCGTGTGAGAGACTCCAAAAACTCCAAGTACAACCGCTCTTCGGGTTTGGCTTTCGCTCCTTGGATGGTGGCTAACCTATCTCGCTCAACCATTCCACGACTCATCCAACCGTAGAAGGTGGACTCGGAAATGTTTACCATGGCTACCGCCTTGCTGACTGGCAAGCCTAGAACAATTAGATTGATTAACTCATCTTTCTTGACGGCATCTACGAGCATAGGGATTCTGCCAGTCTTTACCTTAGGCTTAGCGCTTTTCTTTACTACCGCTGTCGTCACTAGAACTCCTGCCCTATGTACCAAAATCCTAGTTCGATACCCCAGTTATATTTAGAGATGTTAAAGCCTAAAGCGAATCCGCTTGTTCGTCCCCAGCAAAACCAATACTTGCCTATCTTTTTCTCCATGGGTTTATTCTACCCTCTTAACAACTGGAGCAGTAGTTATACGCTCGAATGTTATTAACACCAGTTTCAAATTGTTTTCCACAATGGTAACAACTGACAGTCTTTGTTTCAGAATTACTTGGTAGTTTGGTTATCTCAAACCCTAGTAGTTTCATTTAATTCTCCTCAATCGTACAAGCCTCAACGGGGATAAATAATAACTCAGCAATGTCTTTCCAGCCATTTATTTTATTAGCCCATGCGTTTAAGTCCTCGGTGTGAACTCTCATAGAGTGTTCTCCCACTCGAATTGTTGTACGACCCACGGGAATATGCCCAGGCTTTGACTTACCTCCTGCAAGAATCTCAGCGACTTCCTCAGAACTAAAACCTGTTCCCTTTAACCCTGTTGAGGTCAGGAGTTTATTAAGTTCTTGTTGGTCATAGGTTGCAAGGTCAGAGGTTCGATTATCGACAATTAGGATTTTGATTTCTTCTATGTCATCAACATCTATCCAATGGACGGCTATCTTCTCCCAGCCTAATTGAACTGCCGCTTGGTAGGTGTGATTTCCTGAAACAATATAGGTGGTTCGTTTATTGACCACGATAGGTCGGTATTGCCCCATGTGAGTGAGGGACTCAATGATAGAACCGATGTCGCCTTCTCTTGGATTTAGTGGATGGACTTTGATTTCATTTACTGCAACCGTCTCAACATCTTCGGGTGAACTCTCGCTTCGCTCAGGTTTGTTATCAGGTGTAATTGGTTTGCGCTCAGGAAATCCTAGGCGTTCTTTAATTGTTTTGATTGCTTTTTGTTTTGTCGGTGCCTCAATATAGAGTTGTTCTTTCCATGCTTTGTAAACATCCATCTCAACCGTGAACTTCCATGCGCCCATCTTTACCTCAGGGTCACTAGGAACCGAGCCACCACTTATCGGGTCTTTGTCTTTGCCTGTCATCAATCTATCTAAGGTCTCTACCTCGGAGGCGGTGAAGCCTGTGCCTTCGAGTTCAGGTAATGCGGTCAATAAAGATTTCAGGAGAGGTTCGTTGTATGTTGCAAGGTCGGTCAATCTGTTATCGGCAAGGATAATTTTGCGAGCGCTCTCATCATCTGCTTCAACATAGGTTACTTTGATTTTCTTCCAGCCAAGTTTCTTCGCCGCTTTGAAAGTATGGTTACCAGCCAAGATAATGTTTGAGCCATGCTTGACCACAATCGGACGATACTGACCATGAGCCTTAAGCGATAAGGCAATAGCATCAATGTCACCCCGCCTTGGGTTTGACTGATAGTTTTCAAGTGAACTAATTGCTACTGTTGCAACTTGTCCAACTTTAATTTTGGCTTTCATTAACTACGCTTTTTTGCTGGTCGTCCCCGTCTGCGAACTAAATTACCTTGAGCATCGTACTCAGGTTCTCTTTCAATATCGTTGCGGATAATTTTGTAAATCAACTGCTCGGATACTCCCATGGATTCAGCAATCTCTCGGTAGGTGATGCGCTGTTTGCGAAGTCTAAGAATCAACTGCTTGCGCCTCTTACCCAAGTCTTGAATCTGTGATTGATGAGTACGGATTGCATCGGTCAGAAGTCTGACTTCATCTAATCCTTTGCCATCTAACTCTGTTGCTTCCATAACTGTACTCATATTGTTTCTCCATCTTCGAACAAGCGTTCGACTGCATCGTCAAATTTAACTTTCTTGTTTATTGAATTGGCTGTGGCTACAAACTCTAATTCAATCTTCATCTGTGCTTTGTTGTAGGCAAGTAGCAAAACAATATAAAACGGCAGTATGAAAAAACTAGCAACGGCTAATCCAACTACTGTCCATATTAAATCCCAATTCATATCTTCCTCTCTTTTTTTGCTCCTCTGATGTAGAGGACTAAAGAATTTCTATCGTTCTGTGGTGGCAGAAAAATCAGCGAACGAACAAACTTAGAAGAATCATCAGGAAGAACTCCTGCATCCACTATGCCGTCGATTGCCGCTTTGACTGATGGATTACATGCCCCTACATCTTGGAGGCGACCACCTTTCTGATGAGGTTCAACTGTGACGCTAATCCACGCCATAGGAGGTATCTTCTCATATTTAGCCAATAGTTGAAAATCGGAGCGCCACTCCTTTGTAAGTTTTGCCCGTTCCCATCTGTTACCCGCTCGCTCTGCATTTGTTGTCCATGGACGGCGAGCCAACTCAAGGCGATAGATAAGTTGTTCAGCGTCCTCTGCATAACATAAGCAATCCATGAACTAAAGATGAGGCTCACCTCTAATCAAGTCAAGTCGTGTTTTTTGTGAATCATTATCTATGACCCACCATTTTCCATTTATGTCTTGAAATGGAATCTCACTAGCGGACTCAATCTTTGTAATTAGGTAGCCCAACTCTCGAGCCTTGTCTCTATTTGACTCAACCCAGCCATGGCAACCTGAAGTTCCAGTACCACATAAAACAATTAGATTGGCTGATTTATGGAGTTCTTGGTTTTTACTTCCACCCATCATTCTTGGGCGCCGATGATGAACTGAGACTGGATAGCCTAGGAAATCTCTACCGCATCTTTCACATCTGTAAAAGGCTCGGGCTAAGACTGCGAATCGGGTTTCATCATCAACCCTAAGTTTAGGGTTTGCCATTGGAGTCTTTCATCTGCGAGGGTGTCCAAGCAAGCAGGGCATACCTTTGAGTTCGCCTGAATCGCCATCTGCTGTACCAACCGACAAACGGAAACATCTTCATGCGTCAGGTGCCACCGTCCCATTACCATCTTCCAACGGAGCATCTTCGCCTCTATTCCTGCTGTCTAAAAATTGTTTTCTCATCTTGGCTACAAAATCAGGGGAGGCTTTTTTCTTTTCGTTCTCTTCATATTCCTCAGATATGAGCCGTCCTTTTTCACGCTCTCTCGCATCCATAATCCTACGACGAAATTCTTTGTTGATGTGTGAAGGATTGATAGCCGTGTCAAAGTTTGCATAATGCCAAGAAACAATTTTCTTTGCTTCTTCTAAACCAACATTGCTATCTAAAGATTCTGCCCACGCTCGTACCTTTAACTCATCGACTTGAATTCGCAAGTCATAGATTCCAATGAACCCTAAAAGGATTGCTATGTCAGACAGGCTCATTGCGGAATTTTTCTGCAAGGTCGATGGCTCTAATTGCTGATTGTTCATGTTTGGTTTTTACTCCTACTCCTCTAAGAACTAAGTCCATCTGTCTCATAGATGGAACTGTGCCGATGTAATCTAACGCTTGTTCAATTTGTTCAGCCGTGTATTTTCTTTTCTCCGCCGCTTCACAAATTGCTAAGAGGGAGTGCCAAGCACTTTTACCTAAAGGCTTGACTCTTTGTTTCTCCCACCATTTTCTAGCAACTGCTTCCGAGAGTACGACAACTGCGATAGCAGTTTCGTTACTCTGCGTTGTAGATAGGACGGATGTATAGGACGGATGGTACGGAGTGGAGTTGGGGAGTTGAAGCCCTAGAGTTGGGGAGTTGTCCCTATCAGAGTTGGGGAGTTCTATATCTCCCAAACTTTGTTCCTCCCCTACTGAGTTGGGGAGTTTCTTCCATATCAACTGATAGACCGTTGCATTACCCCGAGAGTTTCCCTTTGTAATAATCTTGAGGTGTCCATCCTCAATCATCTCGTTAATAACTTTCCTAACATACTCAACCGAGCACCTACCCTTGGTAGATAAATTTGATTGAGATGCAAAGAAGCGACCATCATCGTGAGAAATATCTGCGAGCGCTAGGTGGATAAGGAGCCGAGTCCCGTCATAGGGCGAGTCTGACCAAACCTTTGTAATCCACCTGATGCTCACAAATCTCCTCCGCAATGGGGGCAGTTTTTCTTTCGCCCTTGTTCCTCAACTGCTCTGCCTTTAATGCTATCTAAACCAACATAAACCTTGCATCGATTACGCCGTTCTTTTAATCGAGCAATTCTTCCTGCTTTGTGGAGAACAGACAATACACCTGAAGAGTTACCATGATGTAATCCAGTTAAATCAGATAACTCTTTCCAAGTTACGCCAAGTGTTTTTTGCTGATTCAAAATTTTTAAGGCTTCTGCCTGACGCCGAGCAGTCTGTCCTGACCTGTCGGAATCCAGCGCTCGCTCTTTACTGGTATCGCTTCCGCTATGACCTGAGGTTCCCCCGTAAGGTAACTCAGGATGAAACGGTAACTCCTCCGAGTTCTTTGTCATTGGTATCCTCTTCCAACTTAGGCGGATTGATTTTTGATTGTTGCTCTTTGAACTTGGCACGGAATTGGTCAAGAAGTGCGACTGGGTAAGCGTCCTTGTTCAAGGTTATGTACTGACCGATTAAAGATAAAGATTCCA